CTACCCAACGCCAATAGGAAAGAGGCTATGATGACACACAACATCAACTTCATTTCCATTGGTGTCGGTTATCTTGGATGCACCATTTACTGTATAGATTAAGCTGTTGTCACCCCAATTGTTGCTACTGTACTTGAGGGAAATGGCATTGAACTGCAAATAGAACAACCCATTTTTCTTAACGAGCGACACCGCACTTTTAAAACCAAAATCACCATTAGCAGGTGGTGCGAGCTTAAGAGGACTATGGTCGATTTGGCGTCCTTGTATGTTTGATGTTTTCCAGTTTGCATCAATACCCATAGTGTGGACCATGGAATAAACCGCGTAATTTGAGCGGTTAGGGTCAAGTCCAACCTGATTAGTGAGTGATGTCATTAGCCGATTGCCATAATGCACATCATGCGTGCTGCTAGACACTACGTGCACACGGTGGCTTTCTATTGCGAAGTTATCAGCCATTTTCGTCATTGCTGCAGGGCTTTCATAACAGCATAAAAATAATGCATTTGTGCTTGTGCTGATTTGATTGCTGATGTCATCCACGGTTAACTGCGTGATTGGGGCCCCAGAACTTAGCGTTGCTTCATTGATGATTGAGGCAGTCGCACCTAGGCATTTTTGGTTGAACCTAACAGAGTCATCCGTTGTATTGCTTGCCAATAAACCTGCGATACCATGTGGGAAGGATTGTGCAAGAGAGGCGGGTGTTGTCACAACATCAATGCTGGGTACACTGTTAAATTCAGCGGTTAACGTACTAAAGTCGTGATAACAAATGGTGTGCCCCACACTTAAACCTTCAGTGCTGCTTGCAAGCACATAAAAATAATCACCCGTTGAGTCAGAGCCAATCGTACACACGCGTAGGTTTTTACCTGTCGCAGTGGAAATAAAAATAGGGTGTGCTTGGCTAAATGTTAGCGTGCCATAGGTCTTAAATAGACTACTTGTCGATGAGTCATCACGAATTAATAGTTGCTCTGGGTCATTGCCAGTTATGGAGACACTGTTTATTTGCGTAGTGCGTGTATATGGCATCCGGCTTTTCCCTCGTAATTGGCCAGAAACCGCTTTATGGGCGGCTTTATCAAAGTCACATGAATCACCCACGTTTAAGCGTACATCTTGTATTTGATCTGCATAAATTACATCGTGGTACTTATAGCGATGCAATGCACCAGAGCGCCCACTTTCTAGCGTGCCAGAGTGTTCCTCAATATGTACAAACGTACCAAGGGCGCTTGTTAATGCGTTTAATGTTGCATGACTGGTCGCACAGCCAAATGGATTATGCACTGGGTGAAAAACACCGCGATTCATACGCTGTACAATGGCCACTGGAATGGCGAAAACGGTACGCTCGGCATTGGCGAACAGTCCAACATCTTGATTATATTTATCAGATTGAAGTGGGTGGTTGGGTCCAAAAGCGAGTGTGTCGGCTTGAATATATTGTGGTGTTTCATTTCCATAGCCCAAATAACGCGATTGCCAGGGCAATGCACCGGTTTCTGTATTATCCCATTGGTCTCCAAAACCTGTGATGGTCATCAATTCAATCGTATCTTGCACCAATCGCCCATCCGTTAAGCGCCTTATGTTGTTTTTGGGCTCAGCTAAATAAGCACGTTGTGTCGCTGGCGGTAAGCTCGACCAAATGTGCTTGTGGTCGTTGACAACACTCCCTAAATAACGACTCCCCCCAAAGCGCAGATTTGCAAAAGGGTATACGGTGTCAGAGGTGGTAATACAGTGCGTTCGCTTGACCAAAAGCACAACGTCCTGACGCGTTTTTATGACTTTGCTATTGGGGGTTTCACTGGCAAAAGCCACTTCTGGCGTACTGTGTTGAATATACGTACTTTGTATTTCATCAAATGTTTGGGTGCCATTGGGGGCAGGCTCAAACACTGCTTTGATATGCGCACTATGATGAGTGGCACTGAGCGTAAATTGCACCCCATCGATGACCACGGTGGCATTGTTACCCAAATAGAGTGCATGTACTTCACTTTCTCGAGTGGCCAAGCCGCTATGCACCACATTATCAGGGTAGGTGCTTATTCCAAACTCGCAGAATCCAGACGCTTTGTAAGTATGCTTTCGGTGCTGACGCAGTGTGTCAAATTGGACCTGTGACATGGCATCAGGGTACGGTGCAATCGCAGTGATGTCGGCTTGCATCTGCTTAAGTGTTTTTACTGTATGAGGGTGACCGTCTAGGTTGATAAACTGCACGGTCCCCATATTGGTTTGCCATTCAATCATTGCTTTGTAGTTATCATTGACCATTTTTGAGGCATTATTGAGTGCTGAAACCGCCGTATTAAAATCCCCGGAGGTGGGTAATACTACACAAGGTACTTGGCTTTGTGTGGCATTGGGCCAGGGCTTTATGAGTTCAATGAAAGTGCCATGTGTTGTGACATACGCCTTGGCGATTTCGATGGGCGCAAAAGCGCCAAGCACCAAAGCATCGCTTGCTCGTATGTTGGCCACACTTTGATTGTCGTTGATTTTGATGATGTTACTGCCGTTTGTGGCATTGGCATTAGATGAACTAAACCAGGTCATGGTGATTATCCTCGTAAGTAGATGACTGCAATTTTTTTGATTTGTGTTGATGATGTGAAAGTCACGGCATGCCGCGCTTGTGCAATGGTGTAGGGGTGTTCAAAGTCTTGGTCATGCTGGCGCATGCCTTTGCCTGGCATATCGCTTGAGCAGAGATAATCGCCCGCTTCAATATCGCCGCCTTGGCCGCATACATTGAGTACACCTTCACCCAAGGCATTAAACTCAATGACGTCGTGACTGTGTTGGTGTTCTAAGAACTTTTGAAATCCCCTAAAGCCCGATAATGCAGCGGGCAGCGGTGAGGTGATGGGGTGCCGTGTGACAAATACACCTCTTACTGTGCGCTGCGCTTTACGGCTAGAGATACTCATCTCACACATGGCATTCGACATATCAGATATATTGACCAACACCGAATCACACACTAAATCTCCAGGCTGAATGTCAACGTCTTTAGCCATCAGTCCATCATGGGCCCCTGTGAATGGGCCAATGGCACCGCGGCGGGCATATACCGCATACGGACCAGCTGAGTACGCAGTGATGGCATGACCACTGGCATTGTGTGGATTGCTCACTGACACCGTGCCTGACGAGCCACTGTTTCCCACAAAACGAAACAAGGTCGGCCAAGTGGACGCATGCTCTGAACTCCAAACAAAGCCATTGCCGAACATTGCATGGGCCCTGAGCCCGTCATGATTGATTTTGACTTTTTGGTCACTCGCAGTGAGTTCATTGATAGTGCCTGTGGCGGAGACGATACTATTGGCAATGACCGTGCCATCGACAAGTTGACTGCCATGAATGCGTAAAGTAAAACTCTCCCAGCGGCTTCCAGTAAAACGTTTGGTGGTTTGTATTTTGGGGTTGCCACTTTTGTGTATGGTGACAATATCGTTGGTCACTGCATAGCCGCCAGGGCAAGCTGAGTGCGCGGTGGTGTCTGACCAACCCCCTGTTGAGGTATCGGTTTCGTAGCGACCCGCACCACGTGCGCCAGTTTCACCATGTAGACCATCTTTGCCGTCAAGCCCGCGAATGTCGTCTTCGGACTCAACCACAAAATCACCCAGCTCCAAACGGCCACGAAACACGTGAACTGGATTTGCTGGGTCGCGATTATCAATATAGGACGTAGGTATAAACGACTCGCCAACCATTACGCCTTGGCGTATGACATCACCCACCAAATCAAGGTTGCCGATTTGACCATCGTTTAAGCCAACCACACCGGTTGCATGACCTTGGTTGTTAATCAAGAACCCGCCGCGCGCAATAAGCCGACCATCCTGTGTTTCAAAAGCTTGTCGAATATCTGAAATGCTGGCTGTGTCACCTGCAGTATTTTCAATTTGGAGCTTGCGAATAAACTCCGCGAGTGGGCCATCCACCCAGCTATGGCCTGCTGCAACACATAAAGCGGAATCGGTCTCACTCGTGAGATTGCCTTGCGCATCGATACAATAACCCACCGCAGCGCGGGTGTAGGTGATGGCGCTGGCTAACGTTGTCGAGTCGCCTTGCGCTACTTTGGCCACCAAGTCTTGTCGCTGACTACTCAGCGCCGAATCAAGATTTGAGATAAGCTCGGTGGTGTCCTTAAAAGCAGACTCCGTGCTTGCGGCAAAAGCCGTGAATACTTGGTCACGGACTAGGTTTGCGTGGTCAATGTCCGCAAAAGCATTGGTTACATCGCTAAACGCGGCTTGTGTGGTGCGCGTAAATGCACCGAAGCGCGCATCACGTGTCACATTCGCTTGTCGCTCACCGGCAAAGGCTTTGGCGATGGAGGTGATAACCGCGCTGTTTTGTTGATGAATAGCGCCCAGTTCTAATGTGTAACTCGCTACGCTTGCAAGCTCATCGGTGGTGGCTTTGAGCTTATCTTGTGCCAGGGCAAGTTTGATGTCTAATTGCTGCAGCTCGTTGTTTTGAAGTAAGGCGTTATAGGTGGTAATTACTTCATCAAGGCGCTTAGCATCCGCGCCAAGCTGCAACCCTTGGACTTGCACAATACTCTGATTGATTTCACCTTTGATGGCATCGAGTGTGCTTGATACATTGGCAAACTGCTCATCTACACCATTTTCTTGTGCGTTAAAGACGGTGATTTGGTCTTTGATGTAACCGGCAGCACCGGCGATAAAGCGCTCTGCCGCATTGGCTTTTTCAAGCGTGCCGTTGTCATAAAAGGATTGCAGAGCGGCGGTGATACCATAGACGGCATCAAAGGTGCTAATCGCCTGGTTGACTTGACCGGCGGTTTGATAGCCTCGACTATCGACCAGTAACGTAGCTAAGCTCATAGAGCGCTCAACCACAGGGCCGTCTACCCAAGTATGACCTGCCAGTTCGCATGCAACCGCATCTTGCTCAATAGTGCGATTACCTTCACTGTCTACACAATACCCCACCAGAGCGCGGGTAAAGCCTTTGGCCTCTGCAATGGCTTTTTGGCTTTCATAGGTAATTTCAGCGCGCAGTGTTTCAGTGCGTTCGCTGCTTGCTTGGCGTTCATTGGCAAAAGCCTTACCGAGAATATCAATACTAGCCGCGCTTTGGTTGTGCAGCGCGATGAGTTGGGTAGATTGAGATGATAGCGCACTGACGTCATCGGTGACTGCGGACAGTTTCTCACTGGCATGAGCCAAAGTAATCGCGTGCTCGGCTAAGTCTTTGTCACGTAAAAACTGGTTATACGCCTCTAATATCTGGTTTAAATCTTTGTCGGCTAAATCCAGCTGTATGCCTTGTATTTGCGTGACCGATTGCTGTATTTCCCCAGCCAGCGCATCGATATTATGCTCTGCCATGGCCAGCTTTTGGTTTACGCCATCTTCTTCATTGAGATAACTGATAACCTGATTTCGAATGGTGGCATTTGCGCCATCTATCCAAGTTTGCGCAGCATTGGCTTTTACGATGATGTCATTGTCACTGAGTGCTTGCAGTACTGCACTGATACTGTACTGGGTGTTAAACGAATCAATGAGCGCTTGCACGTTGCTTTGGGTTTGATAGCCCAAACTTGATACCCACGCTGTCGTAGCGTATTGCGCCATCCGTCCTGTACCTGCATCGAGCTCTTGTTCGAGAGTGGTGGTGCGACTGGTGATGTCTTTAAGGGCTAAATCATTGGCCCCGCGTTTGCCGATTTCGATAAAGTCGATGTCGCAATGGCCCAGCGAGAATTGCAGCCAAGAGATAATACCGCTAAAGCCTGCCGTGCCGGTCGCATCAACTTGAATGACTTCCCAATCATTTGTTGTGGGTGCGGGCAAGGGGAGCGTACCGCCTTGGAAATGAATTAACCCTAACCATGTTTTACCAGCATGCTTTCTAACACGTAAACGAAGCATGGGATTGTCGATGGCATCGAGCGAGATAGCCGGGCTAAAGAGTGTGCTTTTACACACCAAATACCCAAGCACATGGTGACTCTCAAAGCCTGCAAAACCCTCGGCACTGCTGTTAAACTGCCAGCTGTAGGCAGGCGTGAGCGCAGCCAGGGCACCGGCAATTTGGGCATTCACTTCACTGAAGGTGGCGCGCTGTAAAATCTGGCCTGCCTGCAGCTCGATTTGTGCACGGGTATCAATGAGCTTTTCTTCGCTTTGTTTTATGCGTCGAGACTCAAAATTAATGCGCGCATGGGCACCATCCACCAAAGACACCGCTTCACTAAATTGCGTGTCTGTGTACGAAAAAGCTCGATTTACAATGGTGCCAGTCTCCGCATCCACAAACACCGCCGCATCAATCAAACGCTCATTGTTTAACGTCCTGCGCTCATACTCATTTCTAAAATGCGTATAGGCTGCCGTCACATCAAACACGCTTTTTTGCATGTCAGTTACCGCCAACGCAGTTTCATCGAGCTTGATTTTATTCAGGGCTATTTGCGCCGGAATGCCTTCCACAATGGAGCCATCCAAGACTTGGGTGATATCTTCCAAGCCTTGAATTTGTGCAATGTTTTTGGCAACCAGTGCGGGGAGGTTGTTTTCAGTCTCAGGGCGCAGTCTGTCGACTTGGGTGTTTAAGTCGTTTATTAAGTCTTGTGCTTCTTGGCTTAACTTCGCCAGTGGCATGTCGTTGATAAATTCAGTTAAATCCACCTCGGTTGTGGCGGCGGATATCTGCACCCAATCACTGTGGCCTAAATGGTTTACGGCACGACATTGAAAGTGATACTCCGTTAAAGGCTGCAACCCAATGCGGGTGTATATTTGCGAAAATACAGCGGGACTTTGCTCGGGCGCATCATTGGAGCCCAAGAACTGCCACTCAAACTGAGTGCCAATCCCCATTGCAGGCAAAGTCGCGGTGAGGGTAATTTGGTTATAATCCGCCACAAAAGAGAGTGCGGGGGTAACCGGCGCAGAGACACTAAATTGAATGGCCACAGACTTGGAGCGCTGGCCAAAAATGCTCCTGGCATACACTTTGGCGGTGTAGGTGCCAAGGGCGAGCTTTGGGATAGGCGCCTGCGTATAGGTCACTTTCTCATGGTAAATACGCACGCCGTTTTGATTGCTCTTTGGATAGTACTCCACATCGTATTCGTGCACGGCCAACGGGGTTGGGTGCGCCCATTTCACGATACCATTGCCATCCACATCCACGATGACTTGTACATCAACAATGGGCGAGGGCGGCCCTGTCACATAGTCACTGTTCGGGGTGATATCTGATGCCCCAGGGAGTAAGTCATCAGCCCAAAGCAGTGGACTGTCCTCTATGCAGGTGAGGGTAATACCGCCATCTAAACGAAACTTTCGCCCCACCACGCGATACACCTTTTTAGTGATGTGCTCTTTGGGTAAGTCCACATACACAGTGCGACCCACTGCTGCTTGCAAGGCTTTGTGCTTGAGTGGCAGCTCGATGGAGCCCAGTCGCGTTTGCTCTAAGTGAATTTTGGCCAAGCGCTGGGCGGTAGTGGCACTTCGCACAAAGGGCAGCGAAATCGTCGTTTCAAGCAATTGAGTGTCCTTTGCAATGTAGCCCTCAGCCCGTATTGGTGGAGCATCAGTGCGCTCATAATGCTGATTGGGGTCAGTAAAGGTGGCGCGCACGACATTGGCTCTATCGCGCAGGTCCGCATGCCATTTGATTTTAACGTTGCCCATCACATCAGATTGGTTAATCGTGTAGGTGGGATTGCCATACCAGGCACCGACGCGCACAAACCACTGGCCCATCTGGCGAAAAATTTTCCCTGCAAAGCAGCGCTCTAACTGATTTAAAATCTCAATGGGCTTGCTGGTAAAGCGAAAGGTGCCATTGCAGGTATAGCGCGGCTCGTACCTATCCACGCCGTCGCTGTCTTGATAGATGGCGTTTTCATCACACACATTGGCTGCCACTATCCACCAATTAAGCGGAATACGATGATAAGGCACGTCGTGCGCCCCATAAAAACGAATGTAGTGCAGGGCGCAGAGCACCGCATTTTGTGACCATGCCCAAGTTGCAGAGTCATCGGGGTTTTGCTGGCTGTCACGCGGGTCCCAAAGGCGGGTGCCACGGATTAAGAATTCACAATCGGATATGCCATCTGGAAACACTTCTCGGTTGTTTTCAAGCTCAATAAATACATGAGCCTGACCAAAGCCTACATGCGCGTCTGTCCAGCCTGCCATTTTAGACACGGCCAACGCATTGGCAGTCGCTTGATTGCCATCAGAGAGGGCGTAATCCCAACTGTCTTCGGGGTAGTCTGAAAGCGGCTTGTTAGCAATGTAGACTTCTTCTAGCGCATCGATGGGCGCACCATTGATTAGCACAATCAGCTGCACCCATTTCTTTTCATCACGCTCCACAGTGGCTTGATGGGCAATCACACCGCCCACACGGTCGCGCCCAAAGGTGATACGCCGTGGCTGGTCAATGCCTTTTTGTAGTCCCTTCGCCAAGGTGGCATAGTCGGTTTCTGGTACATCGGGCGACAGGCTATCCCACAGCGCGCCCACGGTTTCATCCCAAATCTTTTCAGAAAGACCAAACGGGTCGGCCAACTCATTGGCAACATCAACCACCTTACCCATGTGCACCTCCCAAAGCAGGCAGCGCCTGCGAATAACAAGAATTGACCGCGCTCATTTCTAGCGTACTTAAGCCAATATTAGTGACGCAATACACGCTGTTCATGCACACAATGCCGCCAACCAGCTCGCTTTCAAATTCAACCAAAGCAATGTCACCGCGCTGGGCGTAGGCTATTTCAATGGGCTTTAAATGGTGTTTAAACACACTTTGAACATCATTAAAACCTAAGCGTGTTAATCGCCGCTTTGCGCCAATGGCGCTCTTATAGCGCCCACGAAAATCTGCCGCCACATCCACGCCATTGACCACCTTCAACCAATCGGCCACAAACAAACAGCAATCAAATGTGCCCCAATTAAACGCTTTGTCTTCGCATGCATCCAAGTAACGCTGCAAGGCAAGGGGACGTGTATTATGAGTACGAGGTTTAACCAACGCGTTAGGGCAAGTGGACACCATCACGGCCTCCCACTGGGGAACCAGGTTGGGTATCGGGTAATGCCGTACTGGTTGCCTCGCTGTGCTCACTAAAGAACTTGTCTTCTGGATATAGGGCGATTTGTGTGGCGTGATTCCAACGCTGATGAACCCGCGATTGTTTCCAGCGCTCAGACTCGCCCGCCACAGATAACATCACCTTGCTGACTTGGCCGCGCTCTACATCACACGCCACAATATAGCCACTTTCTAAGAGCTGGGATTGATTGACCCGATAGTGCTTATCGACCGTCACCAAATAGATTTCAACACCCTCACCAATGGGGTCGTTTTCGGCCACTTCACCCAAAATCGCATCACTTTGGGTGTGCAAAGACAAACGAATACGGGCCGCATCATTTTTATCATTGGCAGGAATTTCCCCAATGCGCCCAAGCATACCTAGGCCAAACCAGGTACGACCCAAAAAGCGCCGCTCACCAACGCCGGTATGCAATAAGACATCGCCACTTTTAAACGCCAAACGCACAAAATAACGGGGGCGACAATGAGCAAGCTCAGCCACCAAAGCTCGATTTAACGCTTCCATTAAAACGCCTCCCGACCTTTGATTTTCCAAGATGTCACAAAGCCGTTTTTAACCTGGGCTTCTGCCAATCCTTGCTTGTTATCAAGCAAACGAAACACGCCAGCAGGGCGCTTAAAATAAACAGGGGTATTGCTGGCAGGGATTTGGCGCATGGGCGATTCAAACTCAAGCGTACACGCGCCATGGCTATCCACGACTGCTTCCGCTGTTAAAACTTTAAGCTCCGCGTTTTCACCCACACCAATCTGAATGCGATTGCCGGCTTTGGCATACACCCCATTCACAGGCAAACCAGACACATTCAACATATTGCCATCTTGATAAGGCTCTACAACACGGGCAAAACTGTCTAGCTCATCCTGTAAAAACCGATAATCAAAACACAAGAACTTGCCAACCGAACCGCGACACTTGGCCAAAAACGCATCCAACGCCAAGGCATCAGACTCAAGCACATTGGCAAGCTCTATCTCGAATTCCCAATACGCGCCCTCAAGGTCATACACCTCAGAGGCATTATTGGTCTTACTTACGTGCAAATGACTATTGGGAACCAGCCGAAAAACGCAACGTTTTGGGGGCTTAGGTAGGGGAAGGTGCTCCATATTTTTTATCGCTCTTTGCTTTACTGTGTGAGCGAGTTTAAAAAATTAGGCGCGGGAAATTAGGCGTAAAATGTTTTACTATAAGCTGGCCAGCTCGCAGAAGTATATTTATAAGGATAATAAAGTGCGATTTAGTTCTTTAATTTTGTTTACTTTCACATTGTTGATAGCTTGTTCAGACAACAGCAATATCATGGGATTTGATATTGAAAAAACGAAAGCCGTTGAATCCGAGTGGAAGTCAAAAATTGATCAACAAATCCAAAAGTCTAATGATGTGAATGAATTAAGTGACTGGTTCGAACAGGAAGGCGTCGATATGCGATTTGACTTGCCCTTATTTCGTATTGTAGAACTTGAAAAAATCCCCAGCCTTGAAGATCCCAAATGCTACACATCGGTCTCATTCAGCATTACAGAGTTGAAAGAGCAACGGATTGAAAGTTATAGAGTTTCTTCAATGGGAGTTTGTCGAGATCAGACTGGGGCATTTAAATAGAGCGAATAAATTATGGTTAGGACTACTTGAAAATCAGCCGAAAAACGTAACGTTTTGGGGGCTTTGGTAGGGAAGATGCTCCATATTTTTTATCGCTCTTTGCTTTACTGTGTGAGCGAGTTTAAAAAATTAGGAGCTGGGATTTAGGTATAAAATGTTTTACATTTTATACCTAAATAAATGAATTCGAACTCTAAATTACATAGCCAGCATTGAATTACGACATACAGGTTAAATATGGATATTAATGAATTAGCTATTAGTCTCTCTAAAATAAATGAACCAGAATTATGGATAAGGCACATTCCTCGTACGTATCGCGGGTTACGAAAAGATGTATTCAAACTAGCCGAGCCATTGTGGATAAAGAGACTGGTAGCATCGAATGAATTATATGTTCACCCGAATGTTATAAAAAGTTTAGTTATTCAAAACTACATTCCTAACGACCTCCAAAAAAAGATGATTTGGGCTAGCATACTTGCTTCAAATAGTGACCACCGAAGAAGAAACACCATAAAAATACTTGTAAAAAAGAAACATGGTCATGATTGGTGGGAAGAGGTATTTGAAAGATCAAGAAATGCTTGGGCTGCGAAAGAGCGAATTCAGAAAAACTTAAAAAGCAATGGGCCTGCAATAAACAAATTAATTACTAGCACACATTTATTTGGCCAGATGGCGAAGGACGAGCTAGTAGCAGCCTTAAAAATGATTCCTGAAAAGTAATTGCTGCGTTTTATAAGACTTACACTGAACTTGCGAAATCAGTATCTAAGCAAACAAAGCCTAAGTTAGCTGCTCTTATAGTTCAGAAATGTGATAGATACAAAAAGAACGACGAAGTTATGAGCATAGCCATAAACCATATACTTGTGAGGATCGGACGCGGACAAAATGTTGACTCTGTAACAATGTATGACTCTGGAGTGCATTTGGGCTTCAAGTCGTCGACATATTTATTGGCGCAACGAATAAGTCAGAATTCGCAAGTAATAACCTAGCTTCGCGTAAAGTTTTACTTTTAGTAATAAACTACCAAACTCTTTGTAAAATAGGGCATTATTTATATTTTAGTGAAGTATAGGATATGTTTTAATAAAGAGATTGAAAGATACACAGAGCTTAATTAAAGAGAGTTGGCTTATGCACGTGAACAAACAAGTCTTTATTTCATATTCATGGTTAGACATGAAAATTGCAGATCAGATTGAACAAGACTTAAGTATGTTTCAACTCACCTTAGTTCGTGATGTTCGTAATCTAGAATATAAGCAGAGTATTTCGAGCTTTATGGAAAGAATTCGAGATGCAGATTTCGCAATATTATTGATTAGTGATAGTTACTTGCGCTCCAAAAACTGTATGAAAGAAGTTCTTCATTTACTTGAGGAAAGAAATTATGAAGAAAAAGTATTACCGATAATGGTAAAAGGAACACAAATCTACACAACTCAAGAACGTCTCAAGTACACCACACATTGGGTTGAGGAACGAGAGAACCTAAGCGCCCTAATTAATTCCATGCCTGTTACCGCCATAGTAAATGAAATAGCTGAATTGAAAACAATTGAAACCATCGCATCAAAAACTAATGAGTTCTTGGCATATATAAGTGATAAGAAAAATCTAACTTTTGATGAACTTAAAGATGAAGGATACGTTTCTATTTTATCTTGTTTGGGCGTGGTAAATATCTCACATTTACTCGAACTATCACAAATTTCTCTAATACAAGATATAAATGAAAAAGAAATAGCTCTAGATCAATGGTTTGAAGAAAACAGCCCTACATCAGATGCTTATTCGATAAGAGCTAGTATAGCTAAAGGCCGAGGCAATATTAAAAAAGCTGAGATTGACTTTGAAAAAGCACTTCAACTAAACGGAGAAAATGCATATGCGTTAAATAATTATGGGTATATGTTACTGTGTAAACAAATAAGACCCCTAAAGGCTAAAGAACTTTTTGAACTGGCGATAAAGGTCATTCCAACTTTTACTACAGCGAGGTTAAATTTGGGAGTTCTCTTGAGTAAGCAGTTTGATGATCATAAGGGAGCAAAAGAACAGTATGAAAAAGTTATCTCGTACAACCCAACTGAAGAAAAAGCTTATAACAACCTTGCAAACTACTACAAAAAAAATGTAAAGAACACTCAAAAGAATCGGCGTCTTATTTGTGATTTATATGAAAAAGCTATATCACTTGAACCAAACTATATTGAAGCTCATTTGGCTTATGGAGTTTATTTATCTGAGAGTATCGGGCAACACGAAAAAGCTCTGGAGCACTATGACGAAGTGCTACGAATTGACCAAAAATCAGCTGAATTAATACAAGCATTGAAGACAAGGCTTAAAAACCGCCAAAAATAACCAAGCTAACCGAAATGCCCGCAAGGAATTCAATATGTGATTGTGGAAGAGGTAAAAAGTTTAAAAAACATCTATTAAATTTATCCAAAGCCATAGCAACACTTGCTATTATTACTTTTATTTAGTTTCGTTAAATTCATTCTTGGGGCTCACTTAATCAACACTTTTAATCGCCCTAAACACAGCCCCACGAGAGTTCACGCTCTCAACCACAACAGCCTCTATCTGCCGAGCAATGTTAGCACCAATCACATTACCTTGCTCGGCATTGGCTGCACCTTCTACAGTGATCTGATTTGTAATATTAAACACCACATTTTGGCCAGCGGTTTGGCGGTTGCCTGCGTTGTAGTGTCTGGCCATATGGCTGATTTCGACGTTTTGTTTTGGTGAAAGGACCCGCTCTCCGCGTTGTAATACGTATGTACTTTCGTTTGGTACGTAGTCTAGGCCGCCGTGTGCGATACCTGCTGGTTGCTGTGATTTAATCATCCGAACTTGTTGCATACCCATGGCGATGGCCGCAGCTGCAGCGGCGGCACCAAGGGCTGGGCCGACGATTGGAATAGGGGCCAATGCCGCAAATGACCCCGTTGCCGATTCATAGGTTTTGATTAGGGCTTGAGTGATAGCAAAGGCTTTGTAGAGTTTAAACGCGGTTTTACTTTGCCCAGCCATGGCTTTAAAGCCAGCTGCGCCAAGGCCAACTACTGCAGAGGTTTTCTCCCGGGCGTTTTTTGTTTCCCAGTTTGCAAACTCCATTAAGTGTTGTTGCATGGCACCGGTATTACGGGTGCGCGCCTGCATTAATCGTTCTTGGTGTGCGTATTCATCTGCTTCTCGTTGGCTATGGAAGCCTCTAGCCGCGTTTAGTTCTTGCTGACGTTCTAGGTTTCGAATTTGATTGTCGGCGTTGTATTTGACTTCGCCGACTTCATCGTTTGCGGCAAGGCCAAGCATGTTTCTGCGTTTGGCATCGATGCGCGCTTGTTGTTTGGCTTCTTCTACGCGCACTTGGCTATCATAAGTGGCGAGGGCTTCGCGGTTGGTGAAGCCTTTAATTTGCGCGATTCGGTCTTCTAGTTCTTTGCGCAGGTCGTTACGGCGTTTTTCTTCAGCTTGGTTTTGGATACGTGTTTTTTCTGCTTCTCGCTTTTTGATTAGGGCTTGTTGGTCTGCATCCAGTTTGGCATCGAGCTGCTTTAAAATTGCATCGTATTTGGCTTTGTTACCCAAGTCATTTTCTCGAGCTTGCATGACCATTTCTTTGCGCTTATTGTAGCTGGCTTTGAGTCTGGCTTCTTCACCTAGAAGTGACAGCTGCAGCTGCTGAATGTTTTGGGGCAGGGCATTTGTCGCTTGTTTGGCATTGTCTGCTATTTGCTTCCAGTCCAGCGCCTTTAGGTTTTGTTGTAGGTTTGCGGCTTGTGCAGCAGTTTTCATGGACTCGGCGCGAAGTTTTGTTTGCTCATTGATGTAACGCTCAATGCCTGCAATTTGGTTTTGATAGGTGAACTTAGCGCGGTCACTGCCGGCATTATTCATTTGCTGGCGCAGCTGTTTAATGCGTTTGTATGCGTTCTCAATGTTGTTTGTGTAGTTGATGGTTTGCTTTGAAGCCGAGGCAATTTGCGCTTTAGCGCTGATATTACCCACTGAGTTAAAGGCATCACCTAAGTCGTAAAGATGTGTTTCAAGTCTTTTTGAACTGGTACTGGCTTTATCGCCTTGGGTAGCAAAATAGGCAATGGCTAAACCAGCGGTGACAGCCAAACCAACAGGGCCACCCAATAAACGCATTGCACGACTTAGCACACGGCTAGACACCGCTGCTTTTTTAGAAACCGCTGAGTAAGTGGCGGTTGCCGCGTTTAATTGCTTTTGCGAAAGCGTTGCACGCTGATTTGCAATGGCCAATTGATGAATGGCTTTGGCTCTAAGTGTTGTATTACTTGCCATGGCCAGTTGGCGCTTTGCAGCGGCTTGTTCTTGGACGGCACGCCGATTTGCTTCTAACGCGGCGCGTTGTTGTGCTGCAGCTAACTGTAGCTCAGCTTGCAGTGTTTTGTGTGTTGCTAAAGTTTTTGCTGTAAAGGCTGCTGTCGCATTGGCAGCGCTGCCCGCCAATTTACCACCCATAACAATAGCCAAAGCCGTGGCCGAGGTGGTTAACCCTTCAACCAGTGCTTTGTTTTCGCGTAGCTCTCGCATGCCTGCAGTCACAGCATTGGCCACTTCAACCACTGCAAAATTCACGGGCTTTTCATACTCACGAATAAGGCGCTGATACTCGTTGCTCATTTCAGCGAACGAGGCATTGATTTTACCCTCGGTGGCTTCTGCAGCGCCGGCATACTCGTTTAGCGCTTTGATTAAATAGCGCTTAAACATTTGACTGGTAATACGGCCATCATTGACCAGTTGCCTAAACCCACCTGCAGCCACGCCAGCTGCTTTATCAAGCTTTTGTAAAAGGCCAGGCAATGGTTCGGTGACTTGGTTGAGCTCTTCTGCTCGTAGTACGCCTGCGGTCATGCCTTGTGTCATCCCAAATAAGGATTGCTCAAGTTGTAAGTTACTCGCGCCCGTTTTGGCGGCGGCATTGGCCATGCCCTCAAGGATTGCTTTGCCTTGTGTTTGGGTCACAATGCCAGCTTGTTGCAGGTTGAGGATTTTAGAGTAGGAATCTGCAAGGGTGGTGTATTGGGTATTGAGCCTGTCTGCAGTTTCAAATAGATAGTTTTGTACTTGTTGGTATTCACGCGTAGAATCGGTCAATCCCTGCAGGCGAGTGTCTAATTGCTGCGCGGCTCCTGTATCGCGAATAAACATGGCGGCAGTGCCAATGGATGCAACACCTGCGAGGGTTACCCCCAATAACTCATAGCCGGATTGTAATACGCCAAGTTGTTTACCCATGGCGGTTTGTTGCTGCATTACTCTTGCCTGACTTACACCTAAGCGCTGATTCGCAGCGACCTGATTTTGAATTGCATGAGGTAGGCGGTTTAAATCCTGGACGTTTTTGTGGGTGCCAGCGGTAACGGCTTTGCCGTCATACTTTAAGCGAAGCGCTAGGTTCAGTTGGTTTTTCATCGGGTCGCCTTAGTAATCCTATTACAGTGCGCTCTAAGAATTGGAGCTTGTCAAAATCAGTGGGGGTGAGGGCAATATTGGTATAGCGCCAAGCGATTTCAGCCCTGGCATAATCAAGGGCGAGTTCGATGCCATCTTTGCAGTATTGCCATTGGGTATTGGCAGTTGAGAGCGCCTTAACCGCTGCCCAGTTTTGTGGGAGTACGTATAAATCTGCTTTGCTTTTATCAACCTCAACCGGCGCACCGAAATGGGCTAAGTCATCGTCCAAGTGTTTGCTGTGTGTTGCTAGGTCGCCCACAAACCACCTAGCAACGTCGATTAGTTTTTTTCCTGTACTCGATATTGCGCGTTTATACACTCGGCAGACAACCGCCCAGTAATACCGCCAAAGCACAGCATTTCATCCAATACGTCTTTTGAAAACGTGATGTCTTTGCCTTCATCAATAAAACCATCCCAGCCAATCAGTAGTTGCTCAACGATGGCTTTATCCGTTGTACTTTGCGGATTTGTGAGCGTTTCAATGTCGTTTTCTGGCACCAATTTAATGTGTGCATTGAACTTAAACTCCACACCACCATACTCAAAATGAATGGGCGCATGGATGGTGGCGTCTTTTAATTTCGCTAACTTTTTTAATTTCATTTGGATCACTCAAATACTAAGGTTAATTCGTCAAAGCCACTGTCTGAAGGCACAAGTTTTCCGTCCAGTTCGTAGCCTGTAAGCTCGCTTTCTAAGCTTGCATACTTGGGCGTGGGCATTTGAAAACGTCCTAACAGCGTCACTTTGTTGCCTGCACCTTGCCCGTGGTTAAACTCAAAAGGCTGAATGCTGCCAGCCATTTCAAACGGGTTAAAGATAGACAGGGAGTCACTGGTGACCGTGATATTCGCGGTGGACTCATGACTGGTGATGAGGATTTCTTCGTGATTAATGGCTCGGTCAAACACCACGTTATTACCCACATCGATGGTTAATTTGTGTAAGGTGCGCGCAAGACCATTGAGCTTGAATGCGCTGCTATTGGTCACCCCCAGTGTTGAGGGCTTTTTCCAACGAGACCAATCCGTGGCAGGCGGAGCACTGGATTGTATGGGCGCACTGAACAAGCCTTTAAATTGCCAGTTAATCATGGGCTGGCCTTTTTCAAGGTTAATGCTGAACGTGCCTAACATCTCAGAGATTTGATGCGTGTTTTGCCCAAAGCGCATGAGGCAGGTTGCTTTGGTGGCCGCGCCTTTGGTGAATGTAACCGCATTGGCACTGGAGACTTGTACCATGCCACACGCCAATAGCAGTGGCGCTATGGCGGGGGCAGAGCCCGCGCTACCACTCATGGCCAAGGGCGTTTTAAAGTTAAGCGTCACATGCTCGCCATAGATAATTTCCATGCTTGCGCCAGAATACGCGCGCTCAATTTCATCTTTTTCGGTTTCGGCCTCAATGTTAAATTCCACTTCGCTGGCGTATATCGCATGGTTGCCAGTAAGGGTGGTCCCGAGAGAGTCGGCCATAATTAGCCTATCTTTAAATCGCCAGCTCATTTGCTTGCTCCTGGTTTAATGGTGTCGCCATCGAGCACAAAAGCACCAGCGGCATTACTGCGATTGCCGTTTTGTTTAAGGGCGTGTTGTACTTGCTGTGCAATCTCTGTTGGGCTGCTCGGTTTGGGTGGCAGGTCGTGTTCTTTGTTCGCTTTCATGTTGGTTCCTTGGTGTTGATGGTTATGTGCCCACTCACTGAAAACTGGCACTGGTAAATAAGGTTATTGGTTTGGACATTGAGCTCCACCATACGCCCTCGATGCAGCTTAATGGGCTCATAGGGCGCAAAAGTAAGGCCTGCCAGTGCCGTTTTGACTCGCTCGCGGAGTATTTCAATTTGTTGGTCGGTTTTTCTATTTGCGCTAAGGCAAGGGATAACAATCATCACGGCAAACAGCTCTGTTACGGCGTATTCGTCTTGGCCTGTAATGCTGTTAGTTGATTGGTAATCTTCATCGAGCGGCAATACATATAGCAAAGGCGTGTGCACTGATTTACTGCGTGCCTGGTTAAAGTCTTGTGCAAAGCCCACCTTGGCAATGCGCGCATTATTTAAAGCCTTTTCAATGTGGTTTAAATCAAAATTAAACATACTTTAAACTCCGTTTAAACCAGCCAGCCGGTGAGCGTTTCAACAATGGCACCGGCTTGATATTGCTCGATACCAATGATTGGGCGAGCAGGGAGCGTAATGGCATGGCCTCGGCCTGTTTTGCCACCAAAGTGATGTATGGCGGCGTATTCTTCACCCAAACCATGTATCAATTCATCGCCCTTTGCATCATGGGTTACAGAGCCGGAAAGGCCACGCAGATCAGTCAGCGTTAAACCCTTACGCTCCCTGGCTGCCTCTGATTGTTCCCAGCGAGTGCCATCTGGGGCGAGTTCGTTTAAAAATCTCTTTGTTACATCAGCATCTAAAAATGCGCCTATGTCATCCAGCACATCTTCAGGGACTTGGCTTTTGTGGTTGAGCACTTGTAACTTATCTAATGCATCACCCGAAATATCAATGAATACACCCGCCATGACTTAGTACCTTTGCCAATCAAAATTGCTCGCTAACGGCTTGGTTTGAATAGGGCCAGAGGCCATAGGCGAGAGCGCTTTAATTTGAATGGTCCCCGCCTCAATTTTGCCAAGCTCTTGCATGGCGTTTTTACGCCTGGACATTAGCCCTTCGTCGGCATCGTTGTTACATAGCTCATAGCGCATCAAGTCGGCGGCTATACCCAATAAGGGGGAGGCGTCCACTTCAGCCTGTGTGAGTTCAAGCTTTGCCACGTAACCCGCTATCGTGTTATTCACGTTAGTAGAGGCGGTGTTAAACCAATTTAAAAGCATGGTTTGAATGTCTGTTTCTGGTGTGGCCAACAGGGCTTTGTTTAAATCATCTTCAGTGATTTGCTGGGCGTCATACGCAATGGCAAATGTGCCATTGGCAAACTCCAACAAGCGACTTAACCCAATTGTACTGACTGTGTGCTGTGCATTTACAAACATAGTTTTGTCCCAAAATAAAAGGTCCTTAGAAAAAGGGGCCGAAGCCCCCCAGGGAGTTTATGGCTAATTAGGGTTTAAGCAGATTAGTTAAAATCATGCCGTAGTCTTTTGCGATGGAGAGCTCTTTGACCTTTTCACCGACCATCACTTCAATGGCACCATCAAGGCCCGCAGCCACATCACGCCTACCAGATATCCGGTCGCCAAATTGGGCCGTAAAGGCAAAGGTCATACGGCCATTGTTCGCACTGGCCAATGGGTCGGAGCGGGTCAGGCTAATGTGGTCATTGCCCCATGCCTCAACAAAATTTGGAGTTTCGCCTTTTTTGGCCGTGTTTACCCAAGCTTCACCTACGTGCACTTTGTCTATGCCCAAAGTGTCCTGGATAAACCCAATAGGTACGAGGCCACTGTCACCTAACGAGCCGTTATACGCTTTAATCACATGCTTGCATGAGCGCAGCTTAGTTAGGATTTTGCGTGGTAACGTCATGTGATTTGGCGTTACCAACATGTCATCAATGAGCTCTTGAAAGAACTGCAAAATATCGAGGTTGTCATCATCTAAGTACTTTAGATTGTTCTTACCAAGTTCATGGTGATAGCCATAGTTGGTGGGGTCTTTAAATAACTCAGCCACGCGAACTTCGCGCGCTAACAGCATTAAGTCAGAGATACCTTCGGTGGCATGATGTAACGGGTTGTAGTTATGCGGCGCTTCTTTAATGTCTGAATTTGGCACAACATCCGAAAGACCATGGTCTTCGCAAGATGCGCTGCCTTCTTCAGTGGTAAATTCAACCTGATTAATGGCAGACTTACGGCCAACGCGTGTATTTGGAATGGTCATACGCTGGGCTGTATCGTACGTACGATACTGAAACGTGCGCTTGCCAACTGGTATGCGGGGGCACACGTCGTCTGCAATCATCCGCCTGTTGTGATACGCAATAGCGATGGCCGTTTGCTCTATGTCTGGGGTAAAGGGCATTCCGTGACTCATCATCTCACTCCTATTTCACGATTAACTGTGGGGTAACGGTGGTTGTGCCGATGGTGCCAAGCTTGCCGCTTTCTTGGGCAACGCCTAGGGTCCACACCTCGGCATCTTCAGTTTTGGTACTCATATCCAACTTAATGGCACGGCCTTGAGCGTCGGGGACCAGCGTATCTCCTGCGAGAATGTCACCGCCGTATTCAATACTGGCCAGTTGGGTCATAACGACATCAACTCGCCCTGATATGTTCTTGCCCCATTCAGTCACACCCGCAATGGCGGCATCGCTACCAGAGGCTTGCGTTACTTCAAAGTCAGCGCCGGTATAAACCGCGACTCTAAACTGTCCAACATCGCCAGAGGCCGTAAAGTTTTGAATAAATCCAGGATTAGCCATTACTAGCCTCCTTTTTTACATGGCTAAGGGCTGTGCTCACGCTAACCGTAATGCCTTTTTGAGACTGCGCGTGCTGATACTCCACAGCTCTTTGCGCCAGTGCATCAGCCGAGTTATCAATCTCGGTTTCTTCGTTGTCGTCTTTGCGGCTGAACTCTTTGGTGAGTCCTTTTTGCTCGGGCAATGAAAGCAGCAAGGTTTTAAAGTACTCTGCGGGCTTGGCTGACGAGGTTTGGTTGCCATCACTTGCGGCAAATTCAAATGTGTTGGCACTGTCTGTTTCAAGGTGCGCCATGAATTCGGCCAAGCCGTCTGTTTTGGTGATACGCGGGGCATTGCCACCATTGACCTTGGTATCAATAAACGTTTGCGCATCAAACTTACGTTGGTTGAATTCATGTTCAGCGTTACGCTTGTTCGCCGCGTCCAGTTTGGCCTGCAATGCTTTCTCGGCTTCAGTGGGTTCGTTTTTAGTTTTGTCACTCACTTCTTGTTCCTCGGGGTTATTGGAAGGGGCGCTAAAGGCATGGTCGCCAAAGCGCTGTTTGTCTTGTTCGTGTTCAGCGATGATGGTTTTGCGGTTGAGCCAGTCAGCTTCCCAATTTGGAATGAGTCGGTTTGCGGTGTCTAGGTCATGCTGCTCAATCACCCACTCACGAAAGTGACTCATAAAGTCGGTAACTAATCGCGCGGTTTGCATAGCAACATCTTCAATACGCTCGCTGGCTTCATTGGTTGCAAACTCAAATACTGCGCCTTTGGTGTCTTCGTTAAATTGCCAAGGCATGCCCGAAACAGCAGGGGGCTTGCCACCCAAGTAACCAACGTGACCTAAAAAGTAATTACCTGGTTCACCCTCTAAACGCACACTGCGATTTGGGTAACGCTTTGCTTCGACTGCATCAGCAAACTCAGCGGCCACGTCTTCGGCTTTGGCAAACAACTTACCGTCTTCGACTTTTAAGTCGCTAACCCAACCCCATGCAGGGTCGTTTGTTTTAGGGTGGCCAATGACTAAAGGGCTGGTCTTAGGGATAAAGTTTGTGACCACAGAGTCTAAATCTGCGGCGGTAAACTCTTGGGTATTGCCGTTTGAGTCGGTGTGGGTGCCAGCAGTAAAAATCTCGTACCAGTCAAACTCAGTGTTTTCCATTGTGTGTGCTCATCGTTGAATCAATGAGCTCAGAATAGCGGGGGAGGAATAGAAAATTAGGCGTAAAATGTTTTACATATTAGTTGGTTAAAGCTTCCAACTTGTGCAACTATTATGCTCAGCACAAATAAGAATTCAACAAGTGATATGAAAATCTATAAATGGACTAACCCCAAAAAAGTAAATCTTCAGCAGCCATTTCTTTACCATATTTGTATCAATACTGGCCAAGCAGAGTTTAATTACATTGGTAAAGCATCTAAGAAATCTCGATTGAATGAATACCGCAGAAATGTTGCCAAAATCTTAGATGGTAAAGCAAGGCGACCAAAGACCAAACGCAACGGTGAACCGCAATCACCTGGCAATCTGCGCTATCGTTACGTGCACCTAGTGTTAGCCTTAGCACACAAACAAAACTGGGAAATAAAACATTACCCAATTGAGAATGTAGAAAAGGACAACCTAAACGACAGGGAGCAACAAGTGATCAAAGAGCTCAATACAACCTGCGAAAACTTTGGCCTTAACGAAAAACAAACTTGGGAAATAGAAGAACTGGAAGCCTTATCGCTTGAACTCCTTAAAGGTCTAAAGTAATTGTTTAGGTAACTTTTACCAGTGAAGTTACCTCTCAAATTAGATACACGGCTTTAAAGTAGGTTGGAACCATGTTTAAAACCGCTTTAAAAACGCCTCTGTTTGTTTAAAGCGGTTTGAAAAGTAACTATCCACATAAATTTAATCTTTAGCGCTTCTAGAGCAGTACAGTGAGTTTTAAGAAACTATTAGTAATTTGGTCTTCTTATTTTATTAATAGTGGTGGTAAACCATATCGTACAAACAAATAAGCTCCTTATTGAAGCTTTTTTTGCGGTTCTATTTAGATTGGGTAGCTTTTGGAAGAGAGTTGTTATTGTCTAAGTCTTCGTTGCTTGAGCTGAGATACCATAAGCCTGTCACCACAATAAACATGATAAACGTAATCATTAACCAAGAGTTTCTGTACAACGTCTTCTTTTGTTTAATGTGTAGAACATCCTCATTATGAATCTTGTCGTTCTGCAAAATTTTATTTAGGTCATTTTCATCCAATAGATCTTTATATCGAGATTTTAGTGACTTATAAGACTTTTGGAATCGCACGATGTCTGTATTGGTTTCTTGTATAGCTACCCATAACAGAATACAAGACATGCCAATTATCCCGTAAGCTATGAGCAAAATATCATCCGAAACAATTCCTTGTACGGTTCCTTTAGTAATAACCCTAAAAAATACTACCGACAGGAAAAAAGATACGAAACCCCACAGACTATTTTTCATAGATGTAAACATGTTTTTTGTTACACCGTTAGCCTTGTCAGAAGAGGACTGAATAAATTCTGATAGCTTATTCTTAATCTCAATATACTGCTTAACATTTTCTTTGAGGTAAATGTCATAACCAGATTCAAGTGAATGAACTGTTCCAGACTCAAGCTCCAACAAATCATCGTTTTTTAAATGGATTGACATCAAGTTTCTAGCAAGACCTACCTTATCACTGAAGTTTCCCTCGTTATACACCCATTTGTATATCAGATATAGCTCATCAGTTTTTGCACTTTTAAGTCTATCAATATCAAACTCTTGCGATAACAGTTTATAGCCTTTCATCTTCACATTAAGTCTAGAAGATACAGAACTGAAGTCACACAGAAATACCAAAAGATAGAATGATTCTAAACATTTCAAAACTCTTTCTATCTCTTTATATTGACAGTTACCTAACAAATGAAAATCTTCTGGCAAATAGCTCATTGTTGAAGCATTTGCAAAGTGACCGCACTTATCCCTTTTTTCTATGAGCTTCATTCGATCAAAGGATTCTGAATCAAGTTGCAAATCACTATCAATAACAGGGTAACCCTGAGAAAAGATAAAACGATTGGTTCGAAAAGGCACTACCTCATGTAATATGTTAAAGTTAACAGGTTTTTCAGAGGCAAATTCATTAGGTAGAAAGCTAGCTAATTCTTTCAAGTTACGCTTTACAAGGTAATCACTGAAATCTTCTAGAGAATAAATATTCAGCTTTAAGTAATTACCTTCGTCTTTATGAGATTTTCGGACAATTATTTTAAGAACGACCTTTTCATCACTTTCTTTTTCAGCAATCGCATCCTCAAGCTCCTCTATGCGTTGATCAAAGATGCTTTCGACCTTTTGAGAAAAGAGGATTGGCTCCATTGCGCCGATAGTTACTGAGCATTGCAAAGTATCATTTTCGTTTAATCCCAGCTTTAACCAAGCGAATATTGCTTCTTTCCTGTCCAAAGTTAAAGCGTTTAGAACGTATGAAGCCTCAAACCTCTTAAAGTTCTCAAAAGAAGAGGTCTTATTAAAAGCTGAACTAAAGCAATTGATACCTTCTATAATTAAATTCACAAGCTATTGCCCATGCCGCTTGATACGATTAAATTCATCATGACCTTCTGGAGAATAAATTTTGAGATACTTGCCAAGAGCATCACTGCCAGTATCCACCAAGCTCTCTAGCTCTGGAACTTCGCCTTTGATATTTAATTCAAAGTTTTCAGCAAGTACTACCACTCTGCGAATTCTAGCATTAATGCTCTTGGTGTCCACGTCAAATTGCGTATCGAAACCTTTACTTTCAGGTAGAGCGGATATTTTCTCAGCCAATTCCCCCATGTCTACTTCCGAGTTTATCGGTACATAATTACGAACTACATTTTCTACAAAATCATCAAATGCGATACTTTCGTTAGATCTGAAGTAAGTTATTATATTGTTTCTAAGGTACGTGTAATCGGGTTTCGATTGCTTCTTAAGGTTACGTGAAAGCGTATTGTCTATGGCGCTAAAAGCTGATTTTGTGTTCTCAACAGGACTTCTAATTGCTTCACAACACAGAAAGTCTTTTCTCCAATATTTTGATATTTTTGAATTTGAATCAAATATCTTTATGGAAACTGGAGTTAAATCTTCACTAAATTTAAAGATACAAGTTTTTTGTACTCTTTTTTTAAACGGTATTCCAAAGTGAATTAAGCTATCCCTTTCATCAACAAATTTATTGTGATCAACTTTAGTAAATATTATGTAAAGTTCTTCTCCATTGGTAACTTTCAATTGCAGCAAACTACCTTTTGCTACTTGCTGAAAATTTCCCAGTTCTTCTTGTCTACTCAATTCTGACCTTAAGAGTCTATCAGCAATTTTGGTACACGAATCTTCCCAACCTCCATTTGCCATATTAGAAACAAGTATAGCAACTTCTTCTGTATCACTCGCAAACTTAAACTCTTGACCGCGTTTACTGTCAAACGTTTCAGTTAGTAACTCTCTACTTAATGTTTCAATATCCGACTCTTCACCTTGTTCCGGTTCGTGATGTTTTTCTTCTTCCAAGTTTATATGGTGAATTGAATAACTTTCTAAATTAAAATCTTCCATGTGAATTTACAATAAAATTATTAATACATATGCACAATATTTACACTGTGAGGGCTTAAAAAACAAGTGTTTATTAGTGGTTTTTGTGATCCAAACGTGTACAAAGTGTAAATTTCGAAGTAAGGCCTTATCTGCCTATTGCCCACCCGTATTTTAGAGGGTAGGGTGAAGAATAATCATATATTGAAAACCCACTACCTAATGCAATAGGGGTTGCTGAAATAACCAGTTTATTACCTTCTCTAAAAATATCCTTTACCATTACCAATGCTGCGACTCTTGAGTTTCCCACAAAATGTCCTACATAAGCAGATGTACCATAGATATGAAACGAGTTAACTAACATCCTTAATTCTATGTTTTTCGCTCTAGCATATGCATGTCTATTTTCAACTCCCTCAATTGAGCACCCTCGCTGGAACATAAAGCCTCTAAAACAGAAGCATATTGAGCCAGGCGAAATTAAGTTCTTAATTTGAGTCTTGGTCCAAATTGCGCCAAGCTCTATAGGTCTTACAGTCATTATCAATTTGTCAACAGCTTTAAGAAACAGGCTATGTATTCTTCTAGCATTATCCCATCTATAGTGGTCATATATGGTATAAACTGCTTTTGTAGGGTTTACGTCATGCTCAAACTTAAGGTTACCTTGTACATCTATAAGATTATCTTCGATTAATTCATGAAGCAGCTGAGGTTCAAACTTTAACCCGTACCCACTCATTAGATCAGGTAATCTTTGGTGGTTAACGAAAGTCCACATAGCATTTGAAAGATTCCCTTGATTTTCAGGGAGCATTGATTTTGAAGACCTTTCAGCGATTTCATTTTCCCAATTAATTTTAAATTCAAACAACCTAGAAGGTGTTAAGTTTCTTGATAATTGATGAGTTGTATGTGCTTTATCGTGGCAATTACTGCACACAGCAACAAGGTTATCCTCGATGTTATTGGAAGGATCTTGGTCGATATGATGTATTTGAACTGAGCTCTCGTTTGTTCTACATACGCAACACCTGAAGCCACACTTGTATAGCACTTGATTTTCTAGGCTTTTTGGAATTCTCTTCCTTCTTTTTCCATGGGCTCTTTGACTGGTCAACATCACATCCTTTCCCTAATCTCTCTCTCAATATCTTCCTTACTCTTTCTATCTCTCTCAATGAGCGGGAAGACGATCTGAATCTTAGTCCCATTGCGTGACGACTTAAGCTTAAACTTGGTTTTGTATGACTTGGCTACATCGCTCATTTTGTACAGGCCTTCGCCGAAGTGGAGGCGAGAACGTAGCGGTATGCCAATACCGTCGTCTTCAATGTTTACGTGAATTTTAGACCTAAGCTTGTGCACGAATACGTTAACCTCAGAGCCTTCTGAGTGGTGCACAGAGTTATGAAGGCCGTGATAAACAACAGCGTAAATGTCGCGCTCTAATTGCGGGTCTAGCTTTACGTTGCCAATCACGGTTTCAAAGTTAACTTTAATTTTTGCCTGCAAGCTAGACTGCACTTGTAGTAAATCTAAACCAGCTAGCAATCGTTGTTCGCCAAGATATGGGCCGCTGTTCACAATCGGCGTAATTAGTTCAGATACTTTGTCGAACTTAACGAGCCCCTCGGTAAACATAGTGTCATCACCAGAGCTGACTAAAGCTTTACCTTGCTCAACAAGCATCGCTATTTGCCCTAAGTTACTACTTTGTCGCTTCTGTTCATTTTGACGAAACACTCTTCGGAATGACTGAACCCAAAAATAAATAAACAAAGCAATCGCCGTCGCCAGAATCAGGGCAATAACTATGTAAACGACCATTGCAGTGGGGGAGTTGTACCAGTGTGAACGAACCTCAAACACATAACTGGTTGGCTCGCTCGCTACATTGCCAACAACTTGTCTGAACTGAACTTCATAATGCTCTGGGAATAGGCTGTTAAGCTGAATCATTGGGCTCAACAATTTTACCCAACTACCTTCATTTAAGCGGTATTCGTACTTAACGCCTTCGTTGTGTTGATACTGAAGGTTGGTGATCGCAATATTGACCCAGTCTTTCTGGTTTATCTCTAACGCATCTTTATTGAGAACAAAGCCCTCATTTGTACTCACATAGCTTACAACCGGAGGCGCTATTGATTGCTCTTTAAAGTTTGTCATTTCAATAAACGCGCTATCACTCACAGCAATTACTACATTGTCGGCAACTCGAACGCTGCCAATCATGAATGAATGGTCTTTCGTTTCTCTTATTAGCCTTGAAGAATCTTGGTCTTTGGCGATAGTGTGAATGCCGTTATTAGTTAACAAATAGAGTACGTCCCGTACTTCTACAATTTCTTTAATATATTCAGGTGAGGGGACTTTAACCCAATTGCCGTCGACCTTTTTTAATAAGCCTTCTCCGTAAGTCGCCATAAACAGCACGCCATCTAGTATCGCAACATCGGCTACTTTAGAAGTGCCCTGGTATTCTCTGTAGACTGATCTCGGAGAGTCGATTCGGTCAAGGCCAGCAGCAGTGCTAATGTATAACTCGCCACCAATCTCTGTTACACCAAGTATTTCATGGCTTGATAGCATGGAATTGTTATTAAATTCTTCATACTTTAATTTCGAATTAAACTTAACAACGGCTTCTTCGTCTGTCGCAAGATACAAAAACTCTGCAATAACTGACGAGTTAATTACATAACCGCCGTAGAGCTTGTCTACGCTGCGCCTTTCGGTATCAACAGCAAAAGCACCAACGTCAGTTGAAACAATCACTTTTCCGGCAAAATGAGAAAAGGCCGTTACTTCAAAGTCTTTACCCTCGCCAATTTCAACGTTGAGCCATTCGATTGGTTTCCCGTTTACGTACACACCTTTTGTGGTGCCTATCCACCAATCTTTACCAACGCGTTCAATAATATTGTACTTTGAGCCAAAACCCAGATTGGTAATGCGCGTATTACCTTCGACTATGCCAAACTCGTTTATGTTTAGGCCCCAAAGCTTTTGGTTGTTGTCTGCAAATAGCGATAAGTACGTTTTACGACTTGAGTTAATCTTGGTTCTTGCAACTTCCAGTGTTGATAAAGACACCTCGTTAACTTCGTCACCGTCTGTGTAATAAACCACATAAGGAGCTACGTAAGTTAAGTTGTCAGCGCGCTTTACGTTGTAGTTTGTGATGCTGCTGTCTTGTAGTTGTGAATAGTATTTTAAGTGGTCGTCGGCAAAAAATATTGCGCCGTGTGGTGTGACTTCAAGATCACCATTTTTGATTTCTTGGTCTATGACCTTATAAGAACGACCATTATTGATCTGATATAGGCCTTTTTCAGTTAAGCCGTATACATTGTCATATTTAGACTCAAGGTCAATCAGCCTTTCTTGACCAGATATTCTCGCCCCGTATTGGCCCGTAGCTAGGTCATACTCAAGAACCTGATAATCCTCTTGAGTGAATAAGGCGTCGTGGGTAACTTCTATATTGTGAGCATCAGTCTCGGCAAAAAGGTTTGCTTCGTATGTATTTAAATCTAGTGACCAAATTTGCCCCGAAGAATACAAAACATAAGCAATATTTGATTCGCTTATTTCTAAGTCTCGTGCCGAGCCAGCGGGCAGTGCGGTAACTTCGTTCAGCTTAACAATGTGCTCTCCATCGTATTTCAAAACGCCTTCATGCGAAGAGAAATACATGTAATTGTTCTGATCTTGAGCTACACCATTAAGATGCTCAAAGTTTAACGCTTGGCACATTCCGCTCTGTAATATCAAAGCAGAGGCTATTATCCTTGACTTCAACATAGCGAAGAATTCCTTCTTGCAAGGGGGAGTCATTCCCCCTTATGTTAATTTAGTGACTAGCTTGAGAGTTATGATCTCTTACACCACAACCAGCCAATACTACAGGTATTTGCGGTTTAGTTTCTGATGCTTGGTCCAAACTATTTGTTTCACTTATACTAACACGTGATAACAAATTGTTAAGTTTATTCGCTTTATTTGGTTTCCAATTGATGTCTTGCTCTCGTGGAGCGAGGATAAATAGGTAAGTTGGTTTGCGCGGGTCCGAGGCATTTTGCTTAGTTTGCCAGGTATCCATAACCGCTTGGCCTGCGGCTTCGCCGTAAAGGTGGGTGTATGCAGCGGCAATTAACTTAGCGCCAGAATCACTCATTACCATAACTGCAGTGTTTTGGTAGTCGCTACCACAATCAAACGACACGTCTACATTGAGTGTGCTGCCATCTGGTAGTAACAAATCGGTATTCATGTGCTGTACACGAGCTCTGTCTGGTAACGGTTCAAGAGCGAGAGAGGGGGCAGACAGCAATCCAAACGTGAGCATTGCTGTGGCAAGTTTTGTTTTAATCATAATCTATCCTTTAAAAGGCCATATAGAGCGCTCCTTCCGCAATGGTTTTAACCATGACTTCGTTAAAGTTATGCTCAAATGTTTTTTCGATTAACATTGGCCTTAACTTTTTACGGATCAGAAGTTCACGCTCTGCATCCAAGTTTTTAGGGTAAAGTAAATCATCTATTATCTGTTCAACAAGCGCGATTGCAGCTAGCGCGTCTTCAGCACTATTTCTGCTTACTTCTTCACTCTTTGTTGGTTCTTTTTCTTCCGTAGAGCTACTGCCAGATGCTTGGTCTACTTCAATGCCAAACACCTCATCCAGGGAAATCTTATAGTGAATACAGCCGTTTACTATTGGTCCATAAGGCAAAGTACCTTTCTTTCTGGCCATAGCAACACCACTATGCGACAAACCTAACTTTTCAGAAAGTGCTCGATTACTCTTAACGCCAAGCTCTTTTCTCAAGCGTTCGATCACAAGATCAATCTCTGACTCTGAGATACTATCGATAACCATAGTTTACAGTCAATACCTTTCAAAAATAAAAAACAAAATAACTTTCCAGTTGACAGTAAGGATATTTGTCACTAGCTTAATATACGAACACTGGCAAATATAGTTACCAATATTAATTTACAACACAGGTAAATCTAACATGACTTACACAACAATGTCATATGAAGACATAAAGAAAGAACTATCAAACAAAGACATACAGATTGAAGATATAGCTAAAGCGAAACGAGTCTCCAACTCACACGTCGCTAACGTCGCAAAAGGCGTTGTTCAATCTTTCGTTATCGCAGAGGCAATCTGTCTAGCGTTAAACAAGAAACGCACAGAAGTCTTCGGCGACAAATACCTTACCAAGCCAAAACGCGGCCCAAAAGATCGGTCGCATAGGCGCTCAGAAGTTATTAAGGCAATTCAAGCTGGCAAACCTGTGCCCGATCCAAGCATGAACCTGCCAGCTAACTAAGTCTAGGTTAATTTAAGGAGATTTTTACCATGTCTGAGAACCAGTATTCCATCAACATTTTAGAAAGTGAGATACCGCCTGATTGCGAAATACTCCATCACTTTAGCCAGTGCGTGAATGCATGTATGCGTAGGTGTGGTTTTACTCGCCAAGGCTTAGCGCGGCGCATGAATGAAGCTTTAAAAGTAGAAGTTGTAGAAGTTGACGAAGGAAAGCTTAATAAGTGGTTTGCACCAAGCCAGCCGGCATCGATGCCAATACAGTACCTACCGGCTTTATGCTGGGCGATTAAAAGTGTAGAGCCTGCCAATGTGCTACTCATGCCACTGATGTATAGCGCTTCGGACGAACGCGCCAAAAAACTGCAAGAAGCCTCAGAGTGTGAGGTGCAAATGCGCGAACTACAAGATAAGCGCGAATCCATTCTCGAAGAAGTCAAAATCAAAACCTAATTTCGGAGCTTAAAACCATGCCTATCAAAGACCAAGATCTGCCTGAAATTTGGAGTTTGTTATGAGTTCTGACTTAGTGTGTCCTGAATCAGCAGAAGAGATCGAGTACCAAATAGGTCAGCTTGAATCTGTTTTGTATGTCGAACTACCAGCGACAATTGATGAATGTATGGACCAAGTCGCGTTTTTAGCGAACAGACAATTCACAGACGCCGCAAAAATGGGCGTACTGTTGCTTTGGCTAAAGTCACAAACAGAACATGGACGTTTTAACTCTCTATTGCATGAAAAAAGCATCCATAGGCGAACTGCAAGCAGGGCCATGGCGATAGCGAAAATGTTAAAAGCTTTGCCCAAATGCAAAGTGGACAAATTGTCCATTTTGAATATGAACACACACCAACTTAACGAACTTACTAAAGTGCCAATCGAAACGCTTAAAGAGCTCGACGATGAAGACTATGAAGTACTGGCCGAGACGTCGGGTAATGCCATTAAACAGCAAGTCGCTGACTTGATGAAAGAGCGAGACGACTTACAAATAGCAGCTGCTCAAGCCATTAATGACTTACAGCATGAAAAGCTGCGCAAGGTGCCACAAGTGCGTTTTGACATGCATGTGTTTATTAGTGAGATACGCAAAGACGCCATTTGTAACACAGAGCTATTAAACGAAGCGCTCGTAAACACCATTACGCAGATCACGCAATTGTGTGACAACCGCCAACTGGATTTAGATTCGCGCGTGAGTGCTGCGCAAGTACTGCATCACACATGGGCGGCAATCTACACCCAAATAGGCACTGCGCTTGAGCGTTTAAGTGGCGAGTTTGCTGGGCATATTGAAGGCATAGAGCACCTACCGAAATTTACCAAAGCTGAGTGGCAATACGTTGAAACAGAGCGTAACCGGCTGCTCGAACAGTTTTTACTCAACAAGCAAAGCAAGGAGATTAAGTAATGCATCCTGCTGTGATTAGATTTAATAACTTACCAGCGATTGTGAGCCAAAGTGCATGGTCAGAGGCCAGCGACAAAGCACGCAAAACGGCACAAAACCGCACTGCACTGGTAAAGCATTGGCTATCTAGTGGCTTAAGTGTAGATAAGGCAAGAACAGCACTGATTGAGTCAATAAATAGCGGTTTGGTAACACCTGCTATACACCAAGCTGTGGCTGACCTTGGCAAAGTACCAACACGCGCAACAGCCTTTAATTGGGTTAATGCCTATAAGCTTGAAGGTGTTGAAGGGCTACTACCCAAACATAAAGGCCGCATGCCCGCGCAGCCTAAATGGGCAGCAAAAGCCTTAGAGCTTTACCACTGTATTAACTCGCCCAGTTTTGCACTGGTTGCCGAAGACTTAAAAAAGCTCGGTTTTGATGCAACGGCAAGCCAAGTTAGGCGCTTTATAAATAGCATGCCGCACGAACTGGGCCCACAAAGCCCTTACCGTATGGGTGCAAAGCTTTACCGCGAAAAGCACAAAGACTTTATTATCCGCTCGACTGAGCATATTGCCCCTGGCTTTATTTACAACGGAGACGGCCACCAAGTAGATGTTTATGTGGCACACCCAAAAACAGGTAAAGCATGGCGCTTTGAGTTAACCGCGTTTCAAGATGTGGCCAGCCGTTGCATTGTGGGGTGGGAGATTAGCGAGTCTGAAAATGCTATTGCTACCATGACGGCGTTAACCCGCGCAATTCAAACCCATCAGCATATTCCTAGCATGTTGTATGTCGATAACGGCAGTGGTTATAGGTCTAAAATGATGTCGGACAAATGCTGTGGCATGTATGCACAGTTTGATATTGAGGTCATTTTTGCCATACCAGGTAATGCCCGCGCAAAGTGGATAGAACGCTTTTTTAAACATATGGAAGAGCACGTGGGCAAACGCTTTGAAAGCTACTGCGGCCCAGACCACAACGAGCGCGAAAAGCTCAAGCTGCTTAACGATGTTAAAAAAGGCAAGCGCGAGCTGCCATCTTTAGACCAGTGGATAGCCGAGTTTAAAGCATTTTTAGACCATTACCACAACAGCCCACACCCAGAAATAAAGGGCAAAACCCGCATGCAAGTATGGGAAGAAGGGCTCATTCAAGAGCAACCAGCAATTGCTGACTTTGTGGTATTGCCAAGAACCAAAGTTAAAGTGGCCCGTGGCCAAATTAAACTACACAAACGCGTTTATACCGCTGACTACCTATTTCAATTTAACGGTAAAGAGCTGGTTGCAGGTTATGACTTGCACGACGACACCTACCTTGTGCTGTATGAGCAAACTGGCGAATTCATTATGAATTGCCGTATTAAACGCAAGGTTGAGGCACTGCCAACAAGCCGAATTGAAGAAGCCGACCTTAAACGATTGCAAGGCCAAGAAAAGCGCATTCAAAACCAGCTTTCTGAAAAGCGTGCAAGAGTCGACCAAAAACGTGTGATTGACGTAGACGCCGTTGAAGAACTGGCCGCAGACGTTGACGCCATTCCTGACATTGAACCTGAAGTATTAAACATGGACCTCTCTGACTTTGAGGTTGAACACTTTGAAGCCGCTCAGGCCAATTACCAAATAGATTTAGGAGACCTTCATGAGTAATTTCACAAGCCATTACAGCGACGAGCAACAAATTCAAGTAAAGCTGATAAACCAAGAAATTGATTTTTACGCCCTTGGCCCTGAGTACTACTGCTTGGGCTATGACTTGAACCAAGTAAATGCAGTACTGACTGGCAAGTCGCCAATAAACCCTAAAAAGCTTTTGAGTGTTTTGTGGGCGCACTTTTTTGGCGACTTTGACCCCAAAGAATTTAGCACAGAGAGCGGCTTTTCGGATTGTTACAACGCCAATGACAAGTTGCTTGTCGCGCGCATTAAAAAGCGCATGACCGATGAAGACATCGTAAACCAAGGGGTAAACAGCACTTATATTGCCAAAAAGATTAATAAGTCGGCCTCAACAATTAGCCAGTTGCTCTCTGGTAAGTATGCAGCAAGCCCAACTAAGTACTTGCACGACATATACGCCATAGTCGCACCCGCTGGGACCGATGCGGCAGACGACAATGCACATGACGACAGACCGGTGATCACCATTCGATACGGCGAAGTACCTTTCGTGCCAACCAGTGTTGCGAAGATGATTAACATGGCGTGTGAACATGCAAGAGCAAGGCGGCGCTTTGCGGTGGTAGCGGGCCAAGCGGGTATTGGCAAAAGCAAAGGGCTAGAGCGCTACTGCGAAGAAAACTCACAAGCCATTTTGATTGTGGGCAGTGAGCAAACGACCAGTAAACATGTGATCGAAAGCCTATGCAGTGCTTTGGGTTTACCACGCAAAGCCAGTGTGATTAAGAACATTGAAAACATCATTCGAACCATCGAAAACACAGAGCGCATCATTCTGTTAGATGAAGCCGACAAGTGTAAGCCTAGCGCGTTAGACCCACTTAGAACCATTTCAGATGCTGCAAAGGTTGGGGTGTGTTTGATTGGAAACATCCAGTTAGTCGATAAGTTACAAACCAACGAACGCTATGAGTTGATCTCTTCTCGTGTGTGTTTCTGGCCAAAACCCATTGGTGAAGTGCCAATTGAAGATATCAAAAACCTTTTTAACGAGTTAACACAAGGCACTGTGCCGCTTGAGTCTGATGATGACCAGTGGTGGCAATGGTTGCATAAAAGGGTAGAGGGAAATTCGAGGCTCCTAGTCGAAAACCTGCTCCCTCATATCCTGAGTCACAGCCGGAAAAACCCAAACAAAAAGTTAGACAAGCTCTTGGTGAACTCAATCTTCGCCAATGTTCTGAATCAACAAGCTGTATAAAACAACGAGCCTAGCTGCAACTGGGCTCATTAATTAAGGAAAACACCATGTTAAGAGTAAAGATATATCACCATACCTTTGGCGGTCATTTTGTATTAAACGACACGCTCACCGACCAACACATGCTGAGTGTTTTAGCCACAGAGGACCCAAGCGGGACCATTTTAGATGGCGTAAACGGCAATGTACCAGCGGCGTTTTGTATTTTCCTAGGGCAAAGGTTATACGAGTGCAAGCAGATAGCCAAGGTTAATTTGGAGGTAAGTTTTACCAAAGAATTTACCAATCGTTTTGGGCACATAGCGACTTTATGCGTTGATGACACCAAACCTTGGGACTTTGAACTTGAAGAGTTTGCAGTATTTCCAGAGCACAAAGTAGAACGTGTGGAGAAAGCAGCATGAACCCGATGATTAAAGCAATAAAAACTGCGCAACGGGCGGCAGGCATTGACCAGGTATGCCATGTGAAAAACGTGAAGCAAATTAGTGGCGGGCTGACCAATAGCTGTACGGGGCTGACTCAAAACCAGCAACGTGCACTGCTCAAGCGCTATCAGGAAATGGTTCCTAAGCAAGAATTGCCAAAGCAACTCAAGCTGATTTATAGCCTTTGGGGCCAGTTGGCCCGTGCAGGAAAAGTGAAACAAGACTCAAAACAAGCATGTGATGCCTTTTGTGAGAAGTTTTGTGACGGTAAGCGCCTATATAATGCCGAAGGTCACTGGCAAGCAGTGACTGAGATTTTAAAACAGTGGTTAAATCGTAAGGAGACGAATCATGCCTAAAGGCGAATCAATTGTTATCAACCCAGACAGGCCGCTTTTTGAAGAAGCGCAATACGACAACTTACCGCCAAGTATTAAGCGTATTGGTAAGCTTAGGACCAAATGGGATGAAACAAGAGAAATGCAAGCCGCATCAAATGAGTTCAGCATTGAGTCGCTCCTTGAGGAATTAGACGATGGCTGAGCATGAGTTGGATGTGTCTTTGCTACCACATGGGCTTAGATTATTTGTAGTAACTATGGGGCTGGATGATGCAGTAAAAGCCTTAAGTGAAGAGCAGGGCAACTTGTTTTTTATTCCCGATACGCCAACGCCTAATCACGAATTTTGTAAGCGGTTTAGCGTTGATATGGCAAGGGCGTTAGCTAACCATGCTGGTAGTACTTACCAAATACCAAAGTTGGACAAGATTTTAATCCAGCTAAGAAACATTAAGATAAGACAGGAGTTTAAGCAGGGCGCTTCAGTCCAAAATTTAGTAAGACGCTATAAGTTGACCAGACAAATGATCAACTTAATAGTGACCTCCAAAGCCGATGGCGCACCGATTTTAGTTGGCGATGCGCATAAGCAGATGGAGTTGAAGTTGTAGGTTTGTGATCAGCCTTCGTTGTTAGGTGTGGGGGCTGGTTTACTTCGGCTTAATAGATAAGATTTTCCCAATAGCATCAGTGACTACTTTAAAAGCATGCTCGTCGATCACCTTGGCTTCTTGATCACTTGGCGTAGCCGTATGGCCAAACAATTTTCTTGCTAGCTCTTCTTTTAACTTGTTTTGCTGTTCTTCAGCGAGAGTACTAATAAAAGGGTCAAATGCTTTTATTTCAAGTGCCAATGCTTTTTCTCGTTTCTGGTTATTTCTGTGCCTTGTTGATTGCTGAGCACTATATGCTGCCCCCCAAAGTAAAACACCAGAAATAGAAAAATTTAATAACAAAAGTCGCCAATTTCCATAATTGTCACTATTAAGATGGTCAGGTTTTGCTTGAATTGTGCTACTACTCTGGAGTTTCTGTGTATTATTTGCTTCCTGCCCGTCAGTTGCCGATATTGACGCCTGATGAATTTGTGAATTACTGCCGTTTAAAGACTGGTATGAAAGACAGTATATACAAATCAACCAAACAACGGTTGCACAAATAAACCCTATTGCCGTAAGTCGCCAACTATTGGCTTGTTTCTCTTCAGCTTTATAACTGTCGATATAACTGGCACCCACTGAGTCTGTCGCCGTTAGTTGATATAGTTCTAGGATGGACTCATGTTTGGCTTTAGCATCAGTCAGCTTCTGCTCTATATTAGAAACAAAATCCTGATACTCGTTGTTAAACTTTGTATATTGCTCAACCGAAAATTGATCTTTCCATTCTGAAAATGCTTCGAGACGACTCTCTTGCGCTTTAGAAAATTGAGATTGCCAGTCAGCAGTAAGTTGATTGACTTCATTTGACTTATACTCTATGTCGGCACGAACATCCCTCAAACTTTTTTCATGCGCTGATTGCTCGTCAATAAACTTTTCATAAGCGTTTTCTAGCTCATTTTTCCTATTCGTTAAAATCTCAAAGTTTCGCTTTATTTCTGATTCTAAATTTTCGACTTCTACTAATGTATGTTCGTCAATGTCTCTAGCCAAAGAATAATTTGCAATCAGAGTTGTAAAAGTGTTTAGTTGCCCCGTTATGTGGTCATTTGCAGCTTTTAAATAGCTTACATTTCCGTCATGTGAATAGCGTATTATGTTATCTTTGAACTGTTGGTGCTTTAATGATACGTTCCAGTTACTCACTTGCTTTACTAAAAGCAATTCAGGGTCAACTTTATGAAGAACGGCTCTAGTCATACCAACAATTTTTAAAATCCGCCTTCTTTCACAAATTTCGTTTTCTTCGATATCATCGAGTTCATTTGAAAGCAACTCTTCTATCCAAGTTAGGGTTTCATGGATTTCATGATTATCAATAAGTTCCTTCCATCTAGTCATACTTTCAGCTCCTTATGTGCCTAATACAAATTTAGTCTTATACTACAACAACTGGTCTAATTTGGATTGATGATTTAATATATTGTTTTGATAATCCTTTCAATGTAAAACAATTTACACCTAATTTCCCACCTCTAATTTGCCAGACTAGACATGTGATTAACCACATGTGGAAATGGCATGGAAAAACTAAAACAACAACTGATTGACCATGAAGGATACGAGCATAAAGTGTATGTTTGCCTAGGTGGCTACCAATCGATAGGCGTTGGCAGAAACCTCGAACATAGGGGGCTGACTGACGACGAAATCAATTACCTACTTAACAACGATATTGCCGATTTTACTGCCCAAGTAGAAAAGCACATTGATACCTCAAAATGTAACCCCGCCCGCAAAGCAGTTCTGATAAACATGGCCTTTAATCTTGGCATTCATGGCTTGCTAGCTTTTAAAAAGACCATAGCAGCCGTAGAGAGCGGTAATTGGAATAAAGCTGCAATTGAAATGTTCGATAGCCGCTGGGCTGTACAAGTGGGCGAGCGTGCTAACCAGTTAACCGAGCAAATGAAGACTGGGGAATGGTATGACGCCTGAACAAGAGAATCAGCTGTTCCAATCAATTGGCCAAATTCAAGCAACCCAAACATCTATTTTGAATGAAGTCAGGCAGATTAAAACTGACCTCAATGCCCGCGTAGATAAGCTTGAAACACGCGTTGAGAAAATCGAAGACAAGGTAACGCACAACCGAATTAAAATTGCATCGATGGGTGGTGGTGCTGGGTTAGTTGTGGCCATGGCTGCTGAAGCGTTAAAACTGGGCGGGGGCTCTTGATGGCGCACCCAGAAGATAAAAAGAATGCAGTTAGACACAGCTATGTGAGTGAACTTTTGGCATTATCGGTTGCGGCGATTAAACACACCGTTGCAGACAGCACAGCGAGACGCTGGAAAAGTGAAGCCAAAGCAGCAGGTGATGACTGGGACTTAGCGCGTGCAGCCGCACGCAAAGCAACAGGCCCTGCGGGTGAATTTACCCAAGACTTTATTGAAGAGTTTACCATTCAAACTAACGCCACCTTTGAGCTAATCAAACAAGACGAAGGGCTATCAATAGATGGCCGTATCAAAGCCCTTAATCAACTCAGTGATACATACTCAAAAATCATGAAGCTCAGTGGCGGTAATAAGTCCATTGAAAAGCGCGCTGTTGCCGCCGATGTACTTAAAAAACTCGCAAGCTTTGTATCTAAATATCATCCTGATTACGCGCAGCAATTGGTAGAGATATTAACCGCGTTTGGTCCTCAACTTAGTAGCATGTTGGACGACTAATGGCTGATATTAGTAACAAAGAGTTCTTAGAAGAATTAGAGCAAATCACGGCTGCGCTACGAATTGATATTGAAGCTAAGCAGCGCGATATTGATCCAAGCCCAGAAGCGATTTTAGAGCGAAGACAACGTGTACTAGGCGGCGACTTTGAGTTTTTTGTATATACGTATTTTCCCCATCATATGTGGCTTGATGAAGGTCAAAGGCCCAGTGAGTTCCAACAGTATTTTATGGACTGGTTTCCCAAGGCCATAGACTTAAACAACTATTGGAAGCATTGGTTTGTTGCCCCCCGTGGTGAAGGTAAATCCACATTGGCTGTAAAAATCGCGCCCGTGTATATCGCGGTTTTGGCATTACTTCAAGATGAAGAAGTCTGTAAAGAACTCGGTCTAACTAGGCCCAATATTTTCATCGACTTTGTCATTCTATTTGGGGCAGAGGCAAAGATGCCTGCCAAAACGCTTGAAGTAGTTAAAACTGAGCTGCTGAATAATGGCAACCTTATGTTGGACTTTCCAGAAGTCTGCGCCAAGTCACCACTATGGAAAATAGGTGAGTTTGCAACCCCCCAAGGTGTTCGTTTTGAAAGCCGTGGGTCGGAACAATCAGTTCGAGGCGCATTCCACGGCGCAAGCCGCCCTAAGTTACTATTGTCTGATGACATCATCACCGATAAAGAAGCCAAATCAGCAACCGAAAGGGACAATCGCTGGGCATTTTTAGAGGCAGCCGTGCAATACCTTGGTCCGCCAGGTAAAGGGGTTAAGTTTCTTGGTGTAAACACCGTTCTAAACAATGACGACCCAATATCCAGAGCTGAGCACGCCGCAGGTCATATAGTGCACCGCTTTAAAGCTATTTCACAGCTCCCTGAAAACATGGAGCTTTGGGAGCAATGCCGTGAACTTATGCTGTATAAAGACAAACAATTTGAGAAGCAAGCCGCAGGTAAAGGGCGAGCCGTCGCTCTTGAAGAAAAGCCCAGCTTTAAATTTTGGATTAAGAACAAAAAGCGCATGTCCAAAGGCGCAAAAACCAGTTGGCCGAGTGTGCGTAGTTTGTATGATTTGATGGCTATGCGAGCCTCAAACAAGCGTGAGTTTAACCGTGAGATGCAAGGCATTGCCAAGTCTGACGAAGAGCAGATCTTTTATCGGTTTGAGACTTGGGTTAACCGCTTAAACCTTTGGACGCCCTATGGCGCATGTGACCCAAGCATGGGTAAAACGGCCAGTGCAGACCCAAGTGCTTTGCTTGTAGGTTTTTGGGCAAGAGAACTTAACCAACTTCACTTAGAGCATGAAAGCCGAAAAGTACGGGGTCCCAGTCGGCTATTAAAGGACTTAATTAAACTACAAGTCGAATACAACTGTTTGGTTTGGGGATTTGAAGATAATAATGCGTATGATTTTATGCGCCAAACCTACATGAAAGATGCTTTAGACCAAGGCGTTGCATTGCCGCTTAGAGGTATTACGGCCACAGTCCCACAAGAAGAACGCATCGAGGGGTTAGAGCCCTTTGTGATCAATGAACCTGCTCAAATCCTGTTTCATCCCCGTCGAAGTCGATTGCTTATGGATGAATTAGAAAACTGGCCCGAGAAACAAAGCCACCATCACTATGATCTAAGCTGCACACTGACCATTTTATGGATGATAGCGAGTTCTGGTGCGGGGGGTATTCCCAAGGTAAGAAGCAAAAAAGTGACCAAATCAATAGGGGGCTATCATGTCTAAACCCCACCTTTCATACAAAGGCTATCGAGCATTACAAAAAGCATTCAGCATGAGCAAAACAGACCCTGCTTTATGGGCCATGATGCGCGAACTACCCAATCCAGATCCAATCCTACGCAAGGCTGGTAAAAGCTCGCTGATATATGACGAGATAGCCCGCGATGCCCATGTGATCGGTGAATTGCGCAGTTTACGCTCCGGTATGTTCGCATTTAATGCTGAACTTGTGCCAGGCGGTGATGATAGCGCAAGCATGAAAAGCTTTGAGAATGCAAAAAGCTTGATGGCTGCAAACCCTGCTAAAAATACACAATGGATGGACATCGATTGGCACAACTATAGCGCGATTTTGCATGGTTTTGCGGTCACGCATTTAGGCAAATTTGAGAAAAGCGATAATGCCTGGATACCTAGCACAATTGAGCAATGGCCAGCAGGGCGCTTTGCTTTTAATTCTGACCATGAGTTGCTTGTTAAAACCCGCGAAAACCCAGAGGGTGAGCCCATCAATGAAGACCGTTGGACATGTGTAAGGCATATGCCAGAAGCCAAAAACCCCTATGGTATTGCGCTTTTAAGTAGCTGCTTTTGGCCTTGGATGTTTAAGCATGGTGGCTTTAAGTTTTTTGTTCAGTTATGCGAGCGCTTTGGCGTGCCGTTTCCCGTTGGTAAATACCGCCCAGGCATGCAAGACAAAGATATAGATGAACTGGTTGAGGGTTTAGCAAAGCTGCTGACTGACGGTATTGCCGTCATCCCAGATGATGCGAGTTTAGACATTATCGAAAGCAAAATGTCAGGTGAGCCTGTCCAGTTGCAGCTTATTAATTTATGTAACTCAGAAATGAGTAAGGCGCTGACTTCCCAAACACTCGCCACTGAGCAAAAAGCCGGTGCACGTGCAGCCAGTGAAACGCATGCTAAACGTGCGGGCGAAAACCAACGTGCCGACAGGGCGCTTGTGTCTGGCTATCGAAACCAACTACTCGAAACCATTCATAAAGTGAATTTTGATGGCGGCGAACCGCCCAAATATGTCTGGCGAGATAAAAAAGAGATCAACCTCGAAACGGTTAATGTCATTCGTGAATCAGCCAAAATGGTGCCTGTTTCAGAGGACTACGTTTACAAGACATTGGGCATTCCAAAGCCACAAAAAGGCGAAACGCTTTTGGAAATTAAAGACGATGGCCAAGGCATTTCTACGCCAGCAAAACAGGACTTTTCAAGTGACCAACAGGGCGCTGACATCCCAATTTTTGACGAGTTTGACCAAGCAACTGACGCCGAAATAAAGCAGATTTTTGAGTTTGCAAAACACGCAAACAACCTAGACGAACTAAAACAAAACATCCTCAATGAGTTCCCAAATATATCTAATTCAGCCTTAGCAGAAGTAGCCACAAAGGCCCTTGAATTGGAGGTTTTACAAGGAATGAATGAGGCGAATCAACAGGAGATTTAACCTAATGAATGCGATACCCGAAGGCTTTTTAAAAGATGGTAAAGGCAATTTAGTTGCACTCGCGAACGTGAAGCAAACTGACCTAATAAAGGACGAATTTGTCAAAAAAGCCATTGAACTTGCAGAGAAACAGCAACAAGCGCTCGCCGATTTTAAGCACCAGCAAATGGAAGAAGCAGACGATTTTTTAGAGCTGCTAGCACAAGAGCATGGTGTGAATTTAGGTGGCAAAAAAGGCAATTTAACACTGCGTTCTTTTGACCATTCGTTGTCTGTGAAAATACAAATTCAAGAACGAATTGAACTGGGCCCTGAGCTACAAATCGCCAAAGAAATGATAGATAAATGCATCAGTGATTGGACCGAAGGCGGCAATCAAAACATCAAAGCCATCGTCAACAAAGTGTTCTCTACTGATAAGCAAGGTACCATTAATCCACAACGTATTTTGGGTTTGCGTAAGTTAGAAATCCAAGACGAGTCGGGTAAATGGCAAAAAGCGATGGACATCATTGCCGAGTCTGTAACCACCATAGATAGTAGTCGATTTATCCGGTTTTATAAGCGAGATGAGCAGGGCGCTGATCAAGCAATTTCTCTAGATATAGCTAAACTCTGATATGTCCGATATCCCTTCCCAGTATGGCCAACTCGTAAAGTTCGACGAGGCCATTTCAAATTTAAAGTCAAAAGTTCAAATACCCACTGAGTCATATAAAGATTTACTTGGCCACATACATGCCCGTGCATTTACCGTTGCCGGTGCAACCAAAGCGGAATTGCTAAACGACTTATATAAAGCTGTACTTGCTGCGAATGAAAATGGTGAGACGATCACAGAATTTAGAGCGCGTTTTGATAAAGCAGTTTCAAAACATGGTTGGTCTTATAATGGAAAACGCGGTTGGCGTACGCAGGTAATTTATCAAAACAATAAAAACACTGCACGGGCAGCTGGCCGATGGCAACAGCAAGAACGAGTAAAACATCGTAGGCCGTATCTTCTATATTTAACTGCAGGTGACTCGCGAGTAAGACCGCAACATAGCGCGTGGAACTACATACTTTTACCAATTGAACATAATTTCTGGCACACGCATTATCCGCCAAACGGTTGGAACTGCAGGTGTAAAGTGGTGAGCTTGAGTGATGCAGACATTAAACGCATGGGGTTAACAGTAACACCAGATTCAGCGCTTAAGAATTATCAAAAACCATTTACCGAAGTTGACCCAACAACAGGTGAAGAGTTAGAACGTTTGCCAGGTATTGATCTTGGTTGGGATTACAATCCAGGTCTGGCATGGTTGGGTGCAGACAAAGCAACGGGCCAGATGTTAGCGAAACTCGATCACCAAATTAGAGATGTTGCCACACCGATTTTTAATAACGCTATTAATGAAGGCCAAAGTTATTTTAAATCTCAAGTTGCGACGATTGCAGCTAAGCAGTCACTTGGCAAACCAGAGTCTGGAACAAATTTGACGCTAGGGCACTTGCATCCAAATTTATTTAAAACCGTTTTGGATATTGCGCCCGAAACTAAAAGCACTTTGGTTGTCATTGATGAAGCCATGATAAAAACGGCGATTCAATTAATTGGGTTTGAGCAAACAACGGACCTAATGAAGCTAGTTCAAACTCAAGCCGAATCCACCTTTAACCAAAGTGTTTTGCAGTATGTGGCTAATGGGATTTTGCTTACCATTGAGGTTGGCCCAGATATGAATCGCGTGGTTGCTGTGAAGGTCTTGGTTACTGACGAACCATGA